CAAAACAGGTGGGTTCGTCAGCAGTCTGCGGCGGCCAAAGGGCCGCCTTTTTTGTGAATCAACGATGAGGAAACACCCCATGGGCATTGAAGAACTCCGCCGCAAACGCGCCGAGATCAACGCCGCCGTGCAGGCCTTGGCCGCTATCGAGATGGCAGAGGGCGAGCTGAACGAAGAGCAAATGGTCGAGTTTGAAAAGCTTGCCGCTGAATTCGATCAGATCTCCGCCAAGCTGGCGCGGGCGGAAAGCGTCGAACGCATGAACGCCGCCGCCGCCACGCCGGTACCCTCGTTTGGTGGTGGCCAAGCCCCGGCCGTGCACACCAAGCCAGAGCTAAAACAGTACACCGGTGCCAAGGTGGCACGTATGGCCATGGCGGTAGCCGCGGGCAAGGGCGATATGCAACTGGCGTCCAAGTTCGCCAGTGGTGAAATTGGCGATGCGGAAGTCGCCATAGCCATCGACACCAGCGCTAACTCTGGCGGTTCTCTGGTGCCGGAAAACCTGCCTAACGAAGTAATCGAACTGCTACGTCCGCAAACGATCGTGCGCGCGCTGGGTGCCCGCTCCATGCCGCTCCCTAACGGCAACCTAAGCATTCCGCGAATGTCGTCTGGCGCCACGTCCGGCTACGTGGGCGAAGGGGCAGATGTGCTGGCGACCGAAGCCAACACCGACGATGTGAAGCTGAACGCCAAAACTATGATCACGCTGGTGCCTATGAGTAACCAGTTGATCGGGCGGGCTGGGTTTTCAGGTAGAGCAGCTCTTCCTTAATGACATGCTGGCCAGCATGGCCGTGCGTGAAGACAAAGGCTTCCTGCGTGACGACGGCACCAATGATACGCCAACTGGCTGGCGCGCCGTCTGTGTGGAAGAAGGGCGCGTGGTTCCATGGTCCGGCACTGCCGATTTGCAGACCATTGATGCGTTCCTCGATAGCCTGGTGCTGGCGCTCATGGAAAGCGACAGCTTGTTGATTGAGCCAGGCTGGGGGCTATCACCGCGTAGCTACATGAAGCTGTTCGGCCTTCGTGATGGCAACGGCAACAAGGTCTATCCCGAAATGGCACAAGGCCAGCTGAAGGGATATCCCATCCGTCATACCACCACTATCCCGGTGAACCTGGATACCTCTGCGGCGGGGAACAACAACGAATCAGAGATCTACTTCGGTGATTTCAATGATGTGATCATCGGTGATAGTGACACCATGACCATCGATTTCAGCCGTGAAGCCACCTACAAGGACGGCAGTGGCCAGCTGGTGTCAGCGTTCAGCCGTAACCAATCCCTGTTGCGCGTAGTGAAAGAGCACGACATTGCCTTCCGCCACCCTGAAGGCCTGGTGCTGGGCACGCAAGTGCCCTGGTAAGCCAAGCACGCCGTTCAACCAAAGCGCCCGCCACCGTGCGGGCGTTTGCTATCACCCTATACGCATAGGAGCCACTCATGGCCACCGCAAAGCAACCGGCTGAAAAGCTGACCACTATGGTGTTTCTCAAGCCTTTCAGCCGCTACTCCCGTGGCGACCGCGCCGGCTTCCCGGCGGACAAAGCCAAGCAGCTCGAGGAGCGCAAAATTGCCATCCCTTCCCACAAGGCCAAAGAAGCCGCAGCAGCGAAAGCCGCTGGCGCTGAGAAGCCTGCGAAAGGCACCGAAGGCGCGGACAAGGTTTAACCGCTCACTGCTTTAATCGGTGCCGCCTACGGGCGGCAGTGTTGTTCTCACCCCAGAGAGACCCTGAATGCTCACGCTCACCCGCGCCAAATTGCATCTACGGCTAGCGATTACCGCAGAAGACGCCGAGGCCTACACCGATGAAGACGCGATCATTCAAGGCCTCATTGATGCCGCCTACCGTCATGCTGAGCATTACACACAAGCGACGCTGCTCAGCCGTACTCAAACGCTGGTGCTCGATGCTTTTCCGGTCGGCAGCGGCAAGATAGAACTCCCATGGACGCCGGTAGATGCCATCGAATCGCTGGACTACATCGACCCCGACGGCAACGAGCAATCGCTCGATGCCGAAACGCTACGGCTCGACACACGACCCATCTACCCCACGCTAGCGCCTCAGTGGGGCACGCAGTGGCCACGCGCCACCGATGAGCCCGAGTGCATCACCCTTACCGCCACGGCGGGGTATGCCCAAACGCCACCCGATGTGGAGGTAGCGCTGTTGCTCCTGGTGGGCCACTGGTACGAGAACCGGGAAAGTGTGGCGCAAGGCGGGCTACAAGAAGTACCCATGGGCGTTCCCATGCTGTTGGACGCTTACCGCATCCACGCCGTGGGGTGAGACATGCAGATTGGAAAAAAGCGCGAGCAGGTCACCCTTGAATGGTGGCAGAAGGGCGAACGCACCGATTCAGGCGCAACGCCGGAAGGCTGGCAAGTAGGTGGCAAGGTATGGGCAGAGGTCGAACAGCTGCGTGGCCGAACGCTCTTCGCCGCCCAAGAGGCCAACGCCGAAACCACCGCCCGCATCCGCATGCGGTACCGGGCAGACATCGCCGCCGCGAGCGGCAAAACCCTACGCCTGCGCCACGGTGAGACGACCTACCAGCTGGAAGGAAGGCCGATTGACCTAGGCGGGCGCCGCCGTGAACTGGAGTTGATGTGCCATGAGCTCGTTTGATTGGCAGGTAAGAGGCGTTCACCTGCAAGACATGCAGCGTGAGCTAAAAGCGCTGGAAGACAACATCAAAGAGCGCGCCATCCGGGCGGGTTGGGTGTCGGTAGTCGCCCCCGTCAAGCGCACCGCTAAAAGCCTCGCCCCGGCAGACAGCGGCGACATGGCGCGGGCCATTGGCCACCGTAACATCAACAAACGCCAGCGCAGCCGCTTGGGATTCAAAGCAGGCGAGGTCGGTATTCTGGTAGGCACTAACCGCCGTATTAATGGCCGCTGGCAGGGCCGCAAAGGCCTATGGCAAGAACACGGCACCGAGCGCATGGACGCCAACCCCTTCCTATGGCCAGCCATGCAGCAGCACCAAAGCGGCGTGCCCGGGCGGTTCTACGAAGGGCTTGCCAAATACCTCGACCGCCAGCGTAGCAAAGGGGCCATCGTATGATTGAACGTATCATCACAGCACTTGCTGGCGCAGGCATCACCGCCGCCCCCAGCAGCGAGGCCGACCCCAGCCGCGCTGATACCGTGCCCGGGCTGGTCACACTGGTGGACCCGGTAGTGAACAGCCACTTATGGCCGCTCAACCTGCCAGCGGATGCCTCGGCCACCAACGGCGTCTACAGCCTGGCAGGGCAGAGCAGCAACGAAGTCGACGGTTACCGCCTGGGGCGTGTGGATACCTATGTGCTAAGCCTGCGCTCACCCACATTCGACCCGCTACGCACCATGAGCACGCAGCTCATCGAGCGCGTTGCGGCACAAAGCGGCAGCGAGGCGTGGGAGATTACCGACGCGGCCACCGACTACGAGTTCGACCAGAACCAATACCGCGCCCACTTCGAGCTGCAAGCCACCAGCTTGGCGATGGCTACCCCGGCGTTGCCCGCCGCGTTCGTGCACCCCGTGCAGGCCGATGCCACGCCCAACGGCCTAGGCACCATGCAGGTTCGTCAAACCGTGACCGAGCATATCGCCGTGGTGCTGGTTGCCGAGCAAGCCGAGGTCGACGCCCAGCGCCGCGCCATTGAAGCGGCACTGCTAGGCTTAGAGAACCCGGCCGATGCCGTCGCCCCGCTGGAATATGCAGGCGGGCAGCGTGTGGCTGTATTAGGCAGCCACGTCTACTGGCGTGAGCTTTACCGCTACGACCGTGTAATTCGTAGCTAACGCAACTACCACCCAATAACCCCGCCGCGTGCGGGTTTTTTTACGCCTGGAGGAAACCCCATGCCCAATGCAGGAGGCCGCTACGAGATCCGTGGCGGCAAGCGTGTGCTGGTGCACAGCACCAAGCCCACGCCCACTGAGTACGCGAAAGCGCCCGAGCCAACACCCGCCACCGCCCCGGCGAAAACCGAAACGGCAGCACCCATGCCCGCTAAGGCAGCGGCCAAGCAAGAGGTAACCGGCAATGAGTGAAGGTAAATTATGGCGCCGCCTGATCGTCGCGGTTGTTGCTGAAGCCGAGTATGGCGTAACGCCAACCGATCTCTCTGAGGCCACACTGATTGAAGTGGTCACGCGTGAAGCAGCCGGCTTCTACGAAGGCGATACCGTAGAGCGAGAGCGCGTCCGCCAAGGCTTTGGTGCCTTTGAGCAGGCCAATACCGCGCCGCGTACCTCTCGCCAGATCCGCGTGCCGTATTCGGGCTCTGGCACTAAAGGCGTACCACCCTCGTTTGGCTTGCTTCTGCGTTGCTGTGCGATGAGCGAAACCATCGACGAAACGGTTGGCGACGAAAAAGTGGTGTATGACCCGGTATCCGAAAGCATGGAATCGGTCTCGCTGCTCTGGTGGGCAGATGGTGAGCTGCAAGTCATGCCCGGTGTGCGTGGCACATGGACCCGCTCAAGCGATGCCAAGGCCTACCCCTACATCCAATTTGATGTGATGGGCTTGTATCAGCGGCCTACCACTGCCCCGGCCACGGCTGGCACGCTGGCGCCGCAAGCCAAGGAAGTACCGGTCAACAAGATGATCAGCTCGTTTACTATGGATGGCTTCTTGGCGCGCATGCAGTCGTGTTCGTTTGATATTGGCAACACCGTCGTGCATCGCCACCTAGTGAATTATGAAGGCATCCATGTGACGGATCGCCGGGCAAGTGGCCAGATCAACATCGAAGCGCCGCGCATCGATGAATACAACATTTTCCCGAAGATCGAGTCGCACGAGAAAATTGAGCTATCGCCATGTCGTTTATCCACGGCACCGAAGAGGGCAATATCGTTGAAATGATGTTCCCGCGTGCGCAGCTATCTGCCCCGCAAGAAAGCGACTCCGATGGCATTACGCACTACCAGATGGATATGCGCCTACTGCCCAACGGCAACGATGACGGCGATTTTCAGTTGATCTTCCGCTAAACGACCCCCCCGCAACCGCTAACCGCACCGCGCCGCCACTGGGCGGCGTGCTTGTTTGCGAAATTAAAAGGACCACACCATGTCATTAGTTCTCAAGAAGATCCCCACCACGATCGTTGATGTACCTGTGAAAGTACCAGGCGAAGAAAATACCGTCACCATTCAAGCTGAGTGGACCCTGCACAAGTGGGACAAATACCGCGAGGTGGTGGAAGCGTCTAAAAAGTCAGCGTTTAAAGATGAAGACCTGCTGGAAGACCTGAAAGGGCTCAGCGGCATCAAGGACGAAGATGGCAAAGACCTGAAATTCGATAAAGCCCTGGTAGAGCAGCTCATGCAGGAAACCTACATTCGCCGACCGCTTATCCTAAGCTGGTTCGCAGCCCAAGAAGGGCGCAACCAGGCCGCTGCAAAAAACTAACCGGCGCTGGCCAGTATTGGGTAGGCGTCAGGTCAAAAGTTAAAGACCAAACCGAGGAAGACGCCAAAGCCTGGGGGATTGAGCACACCACCCGCCCTAAAGAGCCTGACGTGTTTGAGGTCTGGGAAGAGCACTGGCCAGCGCTAGAGCTGTTTTTAGCGATGCGCACCCAATGGCGCGTGGTCGCAGGCATGGGCGGCGCCCACCACCAGGGCATTGATTACACCGCCCTCTATGGCCACCCGAAATTTGCACGACTGAGCTATGACGAGCAAGACGCGCTATTGGGGCAAATCCAACACATCGAAGCGGGCGCGCTGGATGCTCTCAATGAACAGCACCGCCTTGCCGAGCAGGAGGCCGAAGAAAAGCACCATGTGGCGCAGATCATCGAAGCCCGCGCCGAACTTGGCTATCAACTGGAAAGCCAACACCGCATCAACGTCATGGAGCTAATGAACGTGCAGCATCTGCCTAGCTGCTATCAGGAAGGGGCGTTTGTGGCTTGATTGCACTTGTTATTGGCTTACAGGCCAGCAAGTGGTGTGGCGGTAACTGCCCGGCTAAGATAGAGCCAAAAGCAACCCCCTGCCGAGGTGCAACTCGGCAGGGGGTATCTACTCCCCATGAGGCAGCATGGAGAAGATGCATGGATAATTATAGGCGTAGTGGCGGTAATGCGCGGCTGCGGGGAGGAGGGGATATGTCACCGGGAGGGGGTGATAAAGCAGGTATCATGCTGGCAAAGGCCGCGATGTATACGGGCGTGATGTTCGGAACAGCAACACTAATAGCTGCCGTCGGATTTTTGCTGCGCGTATTTATCGAATAAAAAACGCAAATTGGATCAGGTAGACCCCTCTTTATTCCCCATCAGCCTGTTGAATGGGGATACACATGGCAAAGCGCACGAAAATGACTATCAACGGTCGAATGTCTCGGTCAGGGGCCGATCGCGCAGCGTTAGTGGTAGCGCTGGGTAATCTGTTTATAGGATTGGCTGCTTTGATGTTATCGGCAGCGTGCCTAGTGAAAACGCTACTATAACTGTGGAAACGACTGCACAGAGCACATACGTATTTGTGTTGCCATTGGTAAAACTTGCATTTAAGCTGGCGAGCGCTCATTTTTGAGTCATGAATGAATGCAAGAGGGGTGTGCTATGCACGTAAAGTCAAACGCCATTGAGCAAGCGCGTATCACGCTGGAAGGAGCGTGGGACGGTCGGCTGCCTGTATGCCCCGAGCGTATTTCTGTCCAAACGACCATTGTGCTTCATCGCAACGGCCAAGAATCTGAACACCGAGTCTTGATGAAAGGGTGGAGCGATGAAGACCTGAACGGTGATAGCGGCTTCGCGGAATTCCGTGATCAAGACGCAGGCCAGCCGTTTTGGTGTGTTTACAATATCCATGAGCGGCCGGACCGTCAGCGATTTACCCAGGCGCATGAGTTTGGCCACGTGGTGCTGGGCCATGTTATTGATGGCAACAAGCCCAAGCGTGATAGCAACTTCAACGCGAAAGGTGATCTCGACGAGATTGCGGCCAATACCTTTGCAGCCGAGCTGCTAATGCCAGAAGACCTTGTTCGCGACTTCTCGAAGCGAATCACCGATTTGAATGCGCTGGCAATGAAGTTTCGCGTTTCGCCCAGCGCGATGAAAACCCGCTTGAAAGCCCTTAGGATAATTTGATGTCGGAAGGGAAGAAGCCAGAAGGGGTAAGCGTCCGCTTTAATCGTAAATGGACAGGTGAGGGCGATAACGTTGGAGGCAATAAAACTCATGCGGAACCTGAGGAAAATGACCCTGAATCAGGCGAAGGTGGAGGCAAAGCGCCGCAGGGCAGCGATGTAACCGATTTTTTGAAACGCCGCAAAGCCACGCATAGGTTAGGGTTGTGGTTCATCGGTATCAGCGGCACTGCTTGCCTGGTTACTTTGGTTTTCTTGCTATGCTCGGTAGCCTCTTTATTTGAGGTGTATACAAATATTGGCCCTGTTCTGGCTAAGCAAGGTGCAAAAGGGCTAAGCGTAACGGCCATGATGTTGCCAGCACTGCCAGTGTTATCGCTATCGCTGTTCACCCTGCTTTTCTTTGTCGCGCTGGCGCGTTTTACCAAGCATTTTATAGCAGGCTCCTCTGCGAGAGAGGCAGACCAAGACGATCAGTATGACGACAACATTATACTGATGGCGCTGGATCGAATATTTCGGTACTTCGGTTCAGGCCCAAAATGACATCCCCGCCCCGGCGGGGGTTTTTGTAGGCGCTCGGCTAACCCCTGTGACCCCAAACAGGTCAACCGCCTCCTTGAGAGGCGCCCACCCCCAGCACCATCCATTACCCCATGGAGCAATGGCCCTCGATTAATCACCAACTGCGGCAAGATTGGGAAAATGAAGAGCCCACGATTTACCCCAATCGTCGGTGGGTAAAAGCGCGGCATTTGTTTGGCGAAAGTTCGCCGTCACCCAAACTCCATATGCTTGCCCAGCTCAAACAAGAAGGCGTGAATGTCGAGTGCTGTGAGGCGGAGGTACTGGCCATGCGGCATCACATCGGCGAGTTCGAGTCGTTACGGCACAATTTGCAACGGATGCTGAGCCATTCAAGCAGCATGCCGGTCACACTGTCGCCTTAACACCCACATCGAAGCGTTTCCGTCATGGTTCATTCCCTGCTGGGGGCGCCCAACGGGGAATTTGTAGTGGTTGAGAGATATTTTCAAGTGTTGTCGTTTAGCTTATGTTGGTATATCAACCAACTGGATGGTGCGTTTATGAAACGGGTATTAGCAGTAGCGATAGCGTTAGCCATGTCGGGCATTGCTCATGCAGATCCCACCATTGATGGGTCAAACCCGCGCTATTTCGATAGATCACTTGAAGAAATCCGTGCCTCGTTAGATGAAACCGAGGTCGAGCGCTTTGATGAAGCAGTGGAAGCTCTGTTGATGCGCCGATCCCAGCAGGGGCTGACGATTGTTGAGATCAGTGAGCTTAGTGATGATGAGCTGGAAGCCATGGCTACCGAAGCTCGTCGTAGTTTACACGGCCTTAGCGGCCAAGAGGTGCTCGAGCTCGCAGGAGAGCTACCCAAAAAGGAGAAGGAAGCAGACGAGCTTGAAATACCCATTGCGCAAGAAATGCTGGACCGTTTTGTCGTAGAAAGTGCTAACTACAAGCTAATAGAAGATGACTCGTTGAGCGCAGAACCGGTGATAGAGTTGCGTGTGACTAACAAGACGGGTGAACCGGTAGCACGAGCGCACTTCCGAGGTGTTTTACAAAGCCCTGGGCGCTCCGTCCCGTGGGTCGATGAGACCTTCTATTACACAATTTCAGGCGGCATTGAAACCGGCGAAACGTTGGAGTGGAGCCTGGCACCGGATAGCTCGGGACCATGGGGTAATCCATCGATATCCGATGATGCGGTGCTGAGTATTGAAGTGCTTCGGCTAGACGATCCCTCTGGGAATACTCTTTGGGAAAAACCCTAAACGTTTTCAATTCAAAAACCCGCTTCAGCGGGTTTTTTGTGCCCGTTGCTCCACATGAAGAGCAAGCAAACTTAGAGAAAATGGCAAAAGTCACCGAGAGCGCCCTTAAGTGTCATGCTAAATTCCTAGAAGCGAATATTGCAAATTTCCTAGCCAAACTTAGCTAGTTACGCTAAGGGAAGGTCTGAATAACTGCCGATATT